AGAAGAGGTATCGTACAACCACTGAGTGGTAGCGATGTAAGCTATTCTACAGTGGAAAATGCGGTTAGTACATGGACGGGTCGTACCATCGATGCGAATAGTTGGAGAAACGTAACATGGTCTCCCGAATTGTCCCTGTTTGTTGCGGTGGCATCGGATGGTACTAATCGGGTCGCAACAAGTCCTGATGGGATCACGTGGACGGGTCGTACCATCGATGCGAATAATTGGAGAAACGTAACATGGTCTCCCGAATTGTCTCTATTTGTTGCGGTGGCATCGAATGGTACATATCGGGTCGCAACAAGTCCTGATGGGATCACATGGACGGGTCGTACAATCGATGCTCGTGATTGGTATGGTGTAACATGGTCTCCCGAATTGTCTCTATTTGTTGCGGTTGCAGCTTATGGTACTAATCGGGTCGCAACAAGTCCTGATGGGATCACATGGACGAGTCGTATCATCGATGCGAATTTTTGGAGAAACGTAACATGGTCTCCCGAATTGTCCCTGTTTGTTGCGGTGGCATCGAGTGGTACTAATCGGGTCGCAACAAGTCCTGATGGGATCACATGGACGGGTCGTACCATCGATGCGAATGATTGGTTTGGTATAACATGGTCTCCCGAATTGTCTCTGTTTGTTGCGATTGCGTATTCTGGTACTAATCGGGTCGCAACAAGTCCTGATGGGATCACGTGGACGGGTCGTACCATCGATGCGAATAGTTGGCGTTCCGTAACATGGTCTCCCGAATTGTCTCTGTTTGTTGCGGTTGCGGCCCCATCAGGGTTCGGAGGAGGTGGTACTAATCGGGTCGCGACATCTAATTTGGGAATTCCCACACCCTTAAACACACCAATGGCACACCCGGGACAATTGGTCGTGGACACCCCTACAGGGAACGTCGGTATCGGGACGACAACTCCGGGGTATGATCTCGACGTTCTCGGAGACATAAACTTTACGGGTGCGCTCACTCAAAATGGAACGACATATGGCGGTGGTGGTAGTGGGTCTTCACAGTGGGTAACATCGGGGAATGATATTTCATATTCGACTGGTAATGTAGCAGTCAATACAAACACGTTATTTGTGGCGACCGACGCCGCTGGTAGGGTCGGTATCGGGACGTCGAGTCCAATGACAGCTTTACATGTATCCTCTGGTACAGCTGGCGACTGTCGCTTAGTTCTTGAAGCTGATACAGATAATAACAATGAAGGTGATAACCCTCGAATCGAGTTCTGGCAGGACGGTGCCATTCAAGAAAGTGCTATAGGAATGACAAGTAATCGTCTCAATTTATGGAATTCAGTTGGTTCGGGTGGTATATCGTTTCATACAAATTCAGTTGACGGGTGGACCAACGCTATTGAACGAATGACAATTGATCCTGATGGTAATGTAGCGGTCGATACAAACACGTTCTTCGTCGATACAGTGAATAATAGGGTTGGAGTGGGGACGACAACTCCGGGGTATGATCTCGACGTTCTCGGAGACATAAACTTTACGGGTGCGCTCACTCAGAATGGAACGACATATGGCGGTGGTGGTAGTGGGTCTTCACAGTGGGTAACATCGGGGAATAATATTCACTACCCAACTGGGGACGTCACGATAGGCGGGGTAGCGGGTGTAGTTAATCAAAATTATAACAGTCTCGTAAACATACCCGCATCTTCTAGAGCATCTGGACAATGGCGTACTTATACATTCGGAAATATCACCCTTCCAGCCACATGGTCAAATACTAACTTTCAATTCAAAGCTACAGTTAATGGAACATTAGATGGTATTCCGACGGGTGAATATGTATCAATAACCATGAAAAAGCAGGGTACGGGTACACAACCCTCTGCCGCGTTAAATTTCAATCCACAAAATCAATCAAGTGGAATAACCAGTGGTGGGGGTAAAGTATATTATACAAATGTGGTTCAGACTAATACAACTATAGCTGACGGTTCCTTTTCCGCTGGAGACGTTGTTGATATCTACATGACTATTTATGTCACGTATTGGGATTCTTTATCGATTGCAGTTGAAATAGATTACGGTGTAGCGGCTTTCTTTGTCGCTGACTCGACCAATAGTAGGGTCGGTATTGGGACGACAACTCCGGGGTATGATCTCGACGTTCTCGGGGATATAAACTTTTCGGGTAATGTTCGTAGAAGAGGTATCGTACAACCACTGAGTGGTAGCGATGTAAGCTATTCTACAGTGGAAAATGCGGTTAGTACATGGACGGGTCGTACAATCGATGCGAATGATTGGAGAGACGTAACATGGTCTCCCAAATTGTCTCTGTTTGTTGCGGTTGCATCTAGTGGTACTAATCGGGTCGCAACAAGTCCCGATGGGATCACGTGGACGGGTCGTACCATCGATGCGAATACTTGGTATGGTATAACATGGTCTACTGAATTGTCTCTGTTTGTTGCGGTTGCGAATTCTGGTACTAACCGGGTCGCGACAAGCCCTGATGGGATCACGTGGACGGGTCGTACAATCACAGGGAACTATTGGTCTAGTGTAACATGGTCTCCCGAATTGTCTCTATTTGTTGCGGTGGCATATTTTACTCCCACCCCGGTCGCGACAAGTCCCGATGGGATCACGTGGACGAATCGTACCATCGATACGAATGATTGGTATGGTATAACATGGTCTCCTGAATTGTCTCTATTTGTTGCGGTGGCTGATGGTGGTACCTATCGGGTCGCGACAAGTCCGGATGGGATCACGTGGACGGGTCGTACAATCGATGCGAATGCTTGGACTGGTATAACATGGTCTCCTGAATTGTCTCTGTTTGTTGCGGTTGCGGCTAGTGGTACCAACCGGGTCGCGACAAGTCCTGATGGGATCACGTGGACGGGTCGTACAATCACGGCGAGTACTTGGAGATCTGTAGTATGGTCGCCTGAATTGTCTCTATTTGTTGCGGGTGGTACCAATCAGGTCGCGACAAGTCCTGATGGGATCGTGTGGACGAATCGTACCATCGTTGCTAATGATTGGCATTCCGTAGTATGGTCTCCCGAGTTGTCTGTATTTGTTGCGGTGGCTGATAGTGGTACTAATCGGGTCGCAACATCTAATTTGGGAATTCCCACACCCTTAAACACGCCAATGGCACTCCCCGGGCAATTGGTCGTGGACACCCCTACAGGCAACGTCGGTATCGGGAACGGGAATCCACTAACCAAGTTAGATATATTCGATACGGGTGGGTGTACAATGCGCTTAACTACTGATTCCGCGACACCACAGGGTACGATTGATATTATTCGGGGAGACAATTCCCGTTCACCTAATGATTACACATTTGGTGCTTCTAATTATTACGATTGGCGTATAGGTTCAGATGACACTACTACTAGCAGTTTTGCAATTAGAAGGAAGGGTGGTGGTGTAGATACCAAATGTCTTTTTATTGACGGTGTGAGTGGGAATACTACTATAAACGGGACAATTTCGTACAGTACCAAACAAACGACACATGACAAATACACCGGTGATACTTATACATCTGCTAATAATAATTCTACTTTAAAGTCTGTAACGATATCCACAAGCGGTATAGCCCACGTTCACGTAACTGGATTAGTACGATTATCAGCATTGGCTGGAACAAATGGGACAGGTACAAATTCTTTTTACTTTAATATAAAGAGAAATAGTACAGAAGTCACAGCCAGTTCGGTAGGATATCGTATAGCTAAACTAGGTAACGCGAACGACCTTGAGCGGTGGAAACCAGTGATGTTGTCATGGTCCGGCCCCGTGAGTTCAGGTGATACTATCAATTTTTTTGCTAGTTCTATCGAAAATAATATACAGTTTAATGAACTCGATTTGAATGTTTTAGTGGTTTAAAAGAAAAACCTAACATATTATATATGAACGTAACATCAACAATCTCATCGGCACAGAAGAAAGCGTTGGAAACTGACGTGGAAGATATTACAGCGTGGTTTGATAATTGGTTACAACATAGAGCGAATACATTACTTGAACAAGTGTTTCAAGATGAAGTAAAACGTCTCATCGAAAATGGTGAAACTATTTCGGGAACTAAGGATGAAATTGTTTTAGCGTCACCAGTACTATCAGCGGTAGAAAGAAGTGCACTCAAAACGCCACCTCCTTAAATAAAACCTTCCTCCAAAGTGCATCCCACTTTGCAAGAAAAAACCACCCAGTCGCGAAGCGACTGTTCCCTACCCAAGTGACTTTTTCGTTTAAAAAAACCTCCTAAATAGTAGAGATGGCTGCGAACGGTATCCTAGACTTCCAGGGAACGAACCAAGTCAATTTCATGGGAGCTGCATCGAATATAGTAATAGATACCGTGACCGCGAGTTTGGGGATCGGGGTCGATGTCAACGGTCCAACATCTAATCTACACGTGGTCGGAAACGCTCACGTTTCAACAAATTTGACCATCGGTGGTAATATCGATTTTATAGGTAACCTCACACAAGGTGGTGCTCCATACGGTGGTAGTGGTGGGTCGTCTCCATGGCTACCAACAACTGTTAATGTACCAGCTGATGGTATATATTATACGGCTGGTAATGTAGCGGTCGATACAAATACGTTCTTTGTCGATACAGTGAATGATAGGGTCGGTATTGGGACGTCGAATCCACAGTATAGACTGGATGTGGGATCTGGTGGTGGTGACGTGATGTTACGCGTTATGAACGGTCTCGCTACTACTGGAAAATTGCTTTTTGGGCGTACAGGCACTGCCGATAACAGGTCTCACGCCATAGAAGTGAGGAATAATGGCGACGGTGACAACAATTACATGAAATTTTTAGTTCATGATGGGGGTGGGGTTTCACCATATGAGGGTCGAACGGATGTTATGACCCTGAGAGGTGACGGAAGGGTCGGTATCGGGACGTCGACTCCCGGGTATAAGCTCGACGTTACCGGTGATATTCGCTTCACGGGTGATATTTATAAAGGTAATGTCCTACAGGCATTAAATAGTCCATTTTTAACTAATGGAGTAGCACCGAACAGGAAAGCGTATTACACGGATGGACCTGTCGGGATAGCCAACGTTTCCGCTTTAACAACACAAACTTTACAAATAGGTGCGAACGTCACAGTTAACGATACAGCGAGTGATAAACTTGTAGTATCTGGAAATGTCTACGTTTCTAAGGCGTTGCGTGCGGTCGATTTAATAGAATCGTATGAAGTGCGGGCGAACTTTTTCACTGTCAAAAATATAGATATCAGAGCAGAACGTCCCAGAAAAGGGTAGTGGTGTAAATTAATAAGTTTTATAATATGTGATCATATTAGACATGAGTACCGGGTTCACTGTGACCAGTCCGAATACTTCATACAGTTACGCACAACAAAGTGGTGACGGTGGTGTTGACGGTGCCGATTCATGGAATCCTGATGAATATACACCAGGTGATCAACATTATGGTAGTATAATAGGCAGGGATCAATATTCACAATTCGGTAGAGGTGTTGACACAGATTTTGAAGGGGAACGTCTTGTTGGGGGTGGTCCAAATTGGAATTCTGGGCGGGGATATATTCAGATATATGATTGGTCAGAAACAAGTTCTGGATGGGCATCTGTTCAGCAAATAGACGGCCCGGTAGCTGGCGGGTGGTTCGGCGAATCGGTTTCGATGGATTATGACGGGGCGCGGATCATAGTAGGTGCACCTAAAGTGAATGCAGTATATGTATATGATTACGGTTCTAACGGTCAGTTTACTCTTGCACAAACCATTAATACAACTCGTGACTCTTTTGGACATTGTGTTTCTATAGCGGGTGATAAAGCCGACCGTTTCGTTGTCGGTGCACCTAGTATAAATACTATATACGTTTATGAAAGGAATGCGAGTGGTCAATTCATAGAAGTATATTCAAATACTGGTACGAATATGGTTAACGATGTACCTTTAACTAATGGTGGATCGCAGCGTATAACGTTGTATTCAAAATTCAATGGGTATGGGTATTCGGTTAAAATGGCTGGATTTGGTGGTCATATTGTAGTTGGGGCACCTGGAACTGAACTCGCCGAAATCCAATCGAGTGGACAAGCAGGAACTACAACACCTGGTCCAATTTCTCACCATTTGGGTGAACATCCGACATCGACTACCGGTCCACATTATACGGGTTCAGCCTCGTATTCGTGTAATACCCAAGTAGGTGGAAACGCTGCCAACGTTTCCGCTTCACACCCCTATTCGGTATATAAGTATCCGAACACTCTTAGATATAATGATAGTAATTCGCAACTTTATCATTATGATAGATCACCTTACGGTACAAGTGCGAACAGTCATTGGGATGGTTTTATTTTCCCCAATTTTCAAATAGGAAATATACGTGTACTCAAGTGTCCGGACGATGGGAGTTGGTCTAGCGGTGTTACACAAATTGGCTCGGATATAAAAGGACGTAATGTAGATACGTACGAATACTTATCAGGAAGTGGAGGTTGGTATTGTATATATTCATCCTTTCCAGGTTTTGGTAGAACTGTTACTATATCAGTCGACGGAAAACGTGTTTCCGCGAGTTCCCCGGGATATAATAACGTCGGTTACCAAGCTGAGTCAGCGCATGGTGATACACGGTATTTCGTTTTAAATGAAGATTCGAATACATACGATGAACCGATGGTAACTCGAGATACATCTCAAACACCATCACTAGGGGGTCCGTGGACGTTACTAAGAAAAAATAATATATGGAGTGGTTGGAATCTAGCTATGAGTGAAGACGGATCACGTTTATTTGATGGATCTCGCGAAGGTGATTTATCCATTTTTCCATATGATTTTTCGGGTACGACGTTTTACCCGGCGGGTCCTATAATACGTTCCGGTGGTGTGGGGAGTGGTCCAGACGTGACGGTCTTCGGTACGAGCGCACCTGTACCCAATATCGTAGGGAGTCGAGGGTACCTAAGTGGATATAAAAGCGCTGCACACAATGGCGCTAGTTGTGTGATAACACACCCAGCTTACCCCGAAGCTTTTGGTAGCGAGACGCTCCCCAACGGCGCCGGCCGGGGATCTCTAACATCACCTGCAGTTAGCGATGGGAGGGGGACGGGTCGTATTATGATTTACCGTTTTACTTTAACGAGTGTGTTCCGTGGGAATAGTTTATTCGAAGGGTATGTAAAATGTGATAACTTAACGATCGGGTCTTCTGGTGGATCCGTGGATCACGCCCGCCTAAAATTCGGTGGACGAAAAGGTGAAAACATGACCGAAGCGAGTACTACTATAGAATCTAGGTGGTTAGGTACACATGACGGTGTGTACACGGGTGTAAATACGGCGTCCGCGTATAAACATGACAACGAACTCTTAATTTCGAAATATTACAGTGATTTAAATGATCCAAATGACACCGTTAAAGACGCCGATTGGAATAAACGCGACTTTTTCGGTGACAGGATACGTCTTAAAGCACCTAAAATTGAATTTCAAATACAAACAGCACAAAGTGATCAACTAAATAATAAATATCGCGAATCACCGTGCGTGTCTATAACAAGTATGAATAACCCGTTCGGTGGTGAACGTGGTATGACATACCTTAATAACAATCTAGCAAGAGAGCCAAGACAACTCGTCTCTATACGTAGCGGTACTTCAAATTCACGAGTACAGGCAGGTCTTCGTTTAATTGCTGGAGCGTCGGATGCTTGGGCTGGTACCACACCACAGACGAGCTTGGATAGTGCCATTCCATCGGATGGTGATATGTATACACTAGCACCGGGTAATGACGGGTGGTTGCGTCTACTCTGTCCGGTTGGACAAGGCAATTCTTCTACTTATCAGACGGAATCAAACCCACAAAATACCGGTCAAACTATAACATCCAACTATGCAGGATTACAAGTTGGAGATTTGTACATTAATGGAACTGCAACTGCTACAACAGATGTTGTCGTAACTTCCGATAGACGTCTAAAATCTGATATCAAGAGAATAGAGGGTGCTTTAGATAAATTAACTAAGATCAATGGGTACATGTACACACATAACAATCAGGCTTCATCTGGGTGTATGGCACAGGAAGTAAAAGAGGTTCTCCCAGAAGTTGTAAGAGGTTCAGAGGATACGGTGTATACACTCGCATATGGAAACATGGCAGGTTTGATAATAGAAGCCATAAAAGAATTGAAAAGCGAAATAGAGGAACTTAAATCTTCTCGCAATAATGTATAATGTCTGGATACCCAATAAGTTTAAGCGCTCTATCGGTATCTGCCGGTAAATCGTTACCACATGGATTGACAGAACTACGAGGTACATCTTTTACAGATGGTACGTCATCACCGGCATCCGGGACTATCCAATTTCTCGATTTTTTAAACAAAACAATAGGCAGTAGCACCCCCACCGTGTATCCTGCTCATCTCCGCGCCTCGTATCCGGCAATCAACGATCAGTTAGGTTCTTCAATTTCAATTTCTGGGAACTATGCTATCGCAGGGGCTCAATTCGCAGATCCATATGGACGATCGAATGCGGGGGCTGCGTACATATTCGAAAGGACATCAACAAGTTGGATACAACGGGCTATACTTATCGCTTCCGATGCAACCGCGGATGATTACTTTGGAAAAAGTGTTTCCATCGATGGGAACTATGCTATCGTAGGAGCTGATGGTGCGGATCCAAGCTCACTATCGCGTGCGGGGGCTGCGTACATATTCAAAAAAGATACTAATGGAACAGGTTGGACACAACAGACGATACTTACCGCTAGTGATAAAACCGCGAATGATTATTTCGGGCAGAGTGTTTCCATTTCCTCTACAGGTTATGCTATCGACGTTATCATAGGAGCTAGTGGTCAAGATCCAAACGGACAATCGAGTGCGGGGGCTGCATACGTATTCACAAGGTCTGGGTCATCTTGGCCACAACAGGCGAAACTCGTGGCTTCCGATGCAACCTTTGCAGACTCTTTTGGGAGAAGTGTTTCCATCGATGGGAACTATGCCATCATAGGAGCATATCGCGAAGATCCTAGCAATGTCTCCAATGCGGGGTCTGCATACATATTCGCAAGGTCTGGATCAAGTTGGTCACAACAGGCGAAACTTACCGCTAGTGATAAAGCCGCGAATGACTCTTTCGGGGATAGTGTTTCTATTTCTGGGGGTTGGGTTATCGTAGGAGCTTCTTTCGCAGATCCAGGTGGGTTCACGAGTGCAGGGTCTGCGTATATATTCGCAATGTCTGGATCATCTTGGCCACAACAGGCGATACTTACCGCTAGTGATAAAGCCGCGGGTGATACCTTTGGAAAAAGTGTTGCCATTTCCTCTACAGGTTATGCTATCGTGGGAGCTACTGGTGCAACTGTAAACAATGTATCGGGTGCAGGGGCTGCGTATATATTCGCAAGGTCTGGATCATCTTGGCCAGAACAGGAGAAACTTATATCTCCAAACATAGGCTCGGGTGATTATTTTGGGACAAGTGTTTCCATTGATGGGGATAGAGTTGTCGCATCAGCTCCTCGCGAAACTGTCAACTCTGTACGCGGGGGAGCTGCACACGTATTCAAAAAAGCTACTAACGGATCAACTTGGTCAAACCTGACAGGGTAGATACAAAACTCTAAAATGTAACACGTGATGTTTTTGTCACGCGGTACATTCATGATACTTACTTCTTAACGGAGTCCATCGCGGCGAGTGCGAGAACCCCAACGATGAAAAACATGACAAGATAATTGCATTCCGTGTTTTCATCGACTATGGGCTGAGGCTTTACAACCTTTTTCTTTGGTACTTTTTCGAAATTCTCAGCCACAACTTCCCGCTTCCGGGAATTTGTGGGGATTTCGAGTGGATCGTCGAAATCGATAGGAGCGTATCCTATCATTTATATATATTTATAAATTAATTTCAACCTTCTTCTTACGTCCACGCTTAGGCTTTCCTGCTGCAACCTTTACCTGCTTGACCTCATCGTCACCTTCATCCACGGCACCATTTTCCGAAACGATATCGGAGATGTCATCAGCATCATCTGGGACATCCGGTGTATATTCGACCGACCTCTGCATGGGTGTCGTGTTCATGGGGGGTGTCGGGGGCATCATGATACCACCCATCAGGCTTGAAATGTCGAGACCGGGTCCCTTCATTTCGTATTGCCCTTCACCTGACGCGGGTGCTGAAGTCTTGTTGTTATTTGACATAGTAGTCTGAACCGCACTCATCATATTGTTCACCAAATCTGGATTCTGTTTCATAACATCATTCATATTTGGCATGACCTGCTTGAACATGCTGTTTGTGAGATGGAACATCATCGCACTTCCACCAAGCATCATAATAAGCTTGACTTCGGGGGCAATATTCATCTTCGTGCGGTACTTCACAAAAAGTTCTTCAAACACTTCATCGTAATCATCCTGTGTCTCCATAACGTTTTCAGACCAACCTTCAAGCTGGATCTCGAACGGGTTGTACCGTTTGTTTAGGAATTCCAAACCGGTCACGCACGCTATCAACATGCGTCGTGAGAATTTAACCGATTTATCAACCTCGATACTATACGTAATACGCTTAACTTCCGTGCGTAGTTCATCTACCGGGGAATACGCATTTAAGCGCTTGTTTACGTTAAATCCTCGTTTTTCTAGACGTCCAAGTTTGTTTACGAGATCCGATTTCTCTTCGTCGATTGTTTTATACCCGGGTGAGGGTACATCTTCCAGTGGTTCAGTGGGACCGTAGTCTATACCAGGTCCATTGTCATACGGCGTTTCATCCATATATTCACCGTGGTCAACAGGTTCTTCCATTCGAGGGGGGGCTGGTGCATTTTGTTTTACAGGGTTCGCAAATGCGTCCACATCTTCCTGAAACCCCATAGATGGTTGTTCACGCTCCCTATACCCTTGCATTCTCTGCACAGCAGGGGGTCCAGTTGTTCGCGGTCTCGTAAAATCTAATTGTATCTCATCCATCATGGCTTGCTCGTTGTCGTTCAATTTCATGACAGAAGTATCTCCCCTGTCCAGAATAATTTCACCGTCCATTACTCTCTATAATGAAACTAATCTTTTCTCTTTAACGCACTTTATAAAAAAATGTCAGTACATAGTACATGAAACTCGACAAAACCAACCGGTCGACACTGAAAGCGATCGCCATCACGATCATCTTGATACTTATCATCACCGTATTATCTAAGGGTAAGCGGAGTATGTACCAGCCCAAGTCTCTTACGATCCAACCCGTGACCGAAGAACCATTTTCCGGTCTCAAGAGTAGCCCCGACTGTCTGAACGACAGTGTATACTCTACCAGTCTCGGTGGTGTGTGCGGTGGTCAAAAACTTGTCCGCGATCACGCCAACTACAAAATTGTAGATTAAATATAAAATAAAAACCTCCCACTTTCCAGCTAAATTTTACTAAATTTTTAACTGTAAAATTTCTGTGTCTATTATAAATGGTGCTTATCGTAGCTCCTCAGCAAACCGTACCCGATTTCGAACACGAATATCACACCGTGATTGTCGATTCAACTGATCAATCTTCACCCACGAACGCGTATACCACGTTCCTACCAACACCCCTCGAAAATGTTGTACAAGTCGAATTACTGGCGGCTCGTTTCAATACTCTCACTGCAAGTACGCAGTTCATTCATATCTCCATAGAAGAACTCCGAACATTCTTTTCACAACGCGCAAAAGCTAATTTGGAATCAGCGGATGATAACCATTTAAACGGTATTTTCGGTACAGTAGTAACCGGTGGGGCGGCTACCCATACGTTTAAAAGCGAATACCCAATCGTACAACAATACTTGACCCCTATCCGTAAACTCGATCGCCTGAACCTTAAATTGTACAAGGAGGATGGAACCCTATTAGCTACCGGTGTTAAATCACACTTTGTTTTTAGGTTCGTGTGTAAGAAGAGAAACTTGATGTGATCGTTTCAGGGCGTGGTGTACATGTAATTTAAAAATAGCATTAATATAATAAGTATGTCATCCGGAATCGTACAACTCATAGCGGTTGGGGCTCAAGATGAACATATTATCGGAGACCCTGAAATTTCCTTTTTTACGTCTACGTTCAAACGGCACTCTAACTTTTCACAGTCTCTGGAGAAACAAACAATACAAGGGGCTGTGAAAAATAATTCCATGTCAACGATCCGGTTAGAACGAAACGGTGATTTATTAGGGTATACGTACTTTACAATTCATGACAATACAAGTTCCGTCGATATCCAAGATTGGGGTAAAATAATCGACCGTGTCGAACTTATTATTGGGGGGCAGGTTATAGATGTACAGGATCACGATTTTACAGAAAAGATCGCGATTGATACATATGCACAGAACGTCAGTAAAAGTTCTAACGGTACACACCCAGGTGCGAGTGCCCGGTCTTATTTTTACCCGCTTCGATTCTTTTTTTGTGAAGGCCCGCAATCTGCTATCCCACTCGTAGCATTACAATATCATACAGTCGATCTACGGATTTACTGGGGTCCCGATGCTGGAAACTATAATGTAGACGCATATGCAAACTATTATTACCTCGATAACGAAGAAAGAGGTATGATGACTTCGCGTCAACACGATATCCTCATTACACAAGTGCAGAAAAATACACCGTCAGATGAGCTGGTACAAGAACTTACATTTAACCACCCGGTCAAGTATATAGCGTGCTCCAATACAAATTCCGAAAGTACGTTAACATCGATCGATAATAAGATTAAGATGAGCATTAACGGCACGGATATAGGGGCATATAAATTTGCTAAACCACATTTCGTTGATATCATGAGTTATTACCATACAAACTTCGTAACATCACCCGATTTCTTTCTCCATTGTTTCTGTCTAAACACGAGTTCCCTTCAACCTTCAGGATCACTCAATTTCAGTCGGTTAGATTCGGTTAAAATACACAGTGAAACGAAACCACTGATTGACCCGATTTATGCCGTAAACTATAACATTCTCAGAGTGAATAATGGCATGGCGGGTCTCATGTATGCAAATTAAAATGCACTACTATATTAAATGCCGAAGAACTTGAGTACCCTCGGTGGTGCCACGAAACTTCGTTTCGGTAAAAACTGCCGAGAAGATCAGGCGGAAAACTCGATCGTATTCAACGCGAGTGAAGAAAAAATAGATGCAACTGGTGCGAGTGGTGTGTATATCACACCCCTCGAGTTAACTACAGATTTTGCGGGTGAGGGTACGAATGATACGACAAACACTCTACTCGCATATAACCAGAGTACACATCAACTTTTTAGAACCCAAATTCCAATGTCACTGGCGGCTATTTCAACTGCTGGAGGAGAGGGTGGGGATTTTAATATAACAGGAAACCTTTACGTATCCGGAAACGTAACATCAGTGGGTACAGTCGCGAACATTCACGTTACCAACACAACAATCAAGGATGGACTCGTCGAAATCGGTACGAATAATACCAATTTAGCGACTTTTGATTTGGGGCATATCTACAATAGACCCGACGGTTCTTCTAACGTTGCTGTGTGTTACGACGCAAGTGCTACGGAACTCATGATCGCGTACACTGACAGTAGTGCGATGGAAGCTACACAGGTTACAGAAAAAGCGTCTGAAACCATGAATGTCCACGTCTACGGTAAATTATACGCAAACTCTAATATTGGGGCTGCGAACGTAGCACCTGTACACACACTTTCGGTAGGTACTAAGTGTTTTATCGAGGGTAACGGAAACTATTCAAATGTTATCGAAGCGAGGGGTAATACGTACACGACTGGAAACGTATACGTCGAAGGTGGTCTCATCACGAATACCGGGGGTGTCACTAAAAAAACATACAGTCACCAGGGGTCGTACACTACAGGTACAGTCGTCGATAATGCAAAACTTACGTTGACGTTTTCACGACACGCGTTTTACGCTAAAATTGTCGCACAACTTCTGGATAATCTCGATACGGAGGTGAGTACGATGACCCTCGACATTGCCGGTGGTGAACGCGGTGGTGACGCGACACCGTTAGCTATTGCGATGGGACCCATGTCCATTTTCGGAAGTACAAACACAAACCCATGGAGTTCTGGAGTGACGGTAACCTCGACGACAACTGTTATCCAACCTTCTTTTGATATCACTTCGACTGGTAATTACAATATATTCGTCGAATACATTTCACGTAGCACGGCAGGTGAACTTACGAGTTTGACCGTGGGTACTGGTTCGGCTATCCCATTCGGATACTAAATACACACGCTCTCCAAATGACCTGTTCGTCATTTGCAAAGATGTTTTTTATATACACTAAATATAGATGGCGCATACGAACGTCCAGTTAGTTTCAGGAAACCTCACTACAGGTCAAGCTTCACCTACATTTTTTATTGACAGGGTCAATGATACGGTTGGGATAGGAGGTGTACCTGATATAACCGGTGACACGTCATCAAACGTTTTACAAGTTAGTGGAAATATGCTCGCAACAAGGTATCACGGCGACGGATCCAATCTGACAGGGTTAAATGATTCGAAATGGCTTGAATATTCGGGGGACGCGTCTAAAATTTATTATAACGGTGGTAATGTTGGGATCGGGGTGGATAACCCGGGATCGAAGTTAGATGTAAATGGAACTGTGACAGCGACCACTTTTAGTGGGGCACTTAGTGGAAACGCCACGAGTGCGAGTTCGGCTGGGTATGCGAGTTCGGCTGGTTCGGCGACAAATCAAAGTGGTGGAACAGTGAGTGCGACGACTGGTACTTTTTCAGGATCTATCCAAGCAGGATACAACACAAACACCATTTCA